TGAAGAAGAATGAGCTAAGAAATCTTTTTTCTGGAACTAGAACCGAAGATGAAGCTAGGATCAAAGCTCTGTTTAATTATCTTGAAGGAGAAGCACATATACAAAGGCTTAATAAAATGCGACAGAGTGGATTATGAAAACAGTTATAATAATTTTATGGTTAGGAATAAATCCTTATGCTTACGAAAAAGTTGAAATTGTAGCTGACTATCAACCTAGCGATTGGGATTGTAGTTTAGTTTTATCTAATGTAGCAAGACTAAACGAAAAACAAAATGCTTATATTTACGATAATAAATTAGTAGTTGGTTATCAATGCGTAGAATTAGTAGAGCAAAAGAATTTATAAAAATAAAAAAAAAGAAACAATGGCTGCTATGGAATGTTTATCACAGTATCTTAGCTTTGCTTTTGTTTGGCCTATTTACAATAGAGCTTATAGAACTTATTAGATATTGGTAATGGAAGATCTAAAATTTAATTTTAAAAAATCTCCTACAGTTTATGATTTCTTACAAGACAATAGTTTTGTTAGAGGAATAGTGGGGCCAGTTGGATCTGGAAAATCTTATGCTTGTGCAGCCGAAGTTTTTATGCGTGCTGTAAAACAAAAGCCTAGCCCAAAAGATGGAATTAAATATTCAAGGTTTGTTGTAGTAAGAAACTCATATCCAGAGTTAAGGACTACTACAATTAAAACTTGGCAAGAGATTTTTCCAGAAAATATTTGGGGAGGAATGAGATGGTCGCCTCCTATATCGCATCATATTAAATTACCTGCGAGAGAAGGAGCTGCAGGGATTGATTGCGAAGTTATATTCCTAGCTTTGGATCAGCCAAAGGATGTTAGAAAACTTTTATCACTAGAGCTTACTGGTGCCTGGGTAAATGAAGCTAGAGAATTACCTAAACAAGTTATTGATGGATTAACACACCGAGTTGGAAGGTATCCTTCTAAGGCAGATGGTGGCCCTTCCTGGCGAGGAGTTTGGATGGATACGAACCCAATGGAAGATGACCACTGGTGGTATGATATTTCTAAAAAAGGAAATTTACCAAAAGGAAGATTTGGTTGGAAATTTTTTGAACAGCCTAGCGGTGTTGTTGAAGTTACCCAGGATGAATTACCAGAAATGCCAGAAGCTAATGGTTATACTTTTTCAGCAGGTACCTGGTGGAAGGAAAATGAAAAAGCAGAAAACATAAATAATTTACCAAGCGGATATTATACTCAGATCCTTGCAGGTAAATCTAAAGATTGGATTAGATGTTATGCTGAAGGTAAATATACTTTCGTACAAGATGGCAAACCAGTATGGAATGAATATGATGATGGTACAATGTGCGTTGAAAGATTGGAACCAGATCCAGGCTATCCTATTGTGATAGGGTTAGACTTTGGTTTAACTCCTGCTGCAGTATTCTGTCAAAGACTTGGAAATGGAAGATGGCACGTGCTGCACGAACTTGTAACTTTTGATATGGGGCTAGAAAGATTTGGTCAAATATTAAAATCAGAATTAGAAATTAAATTTCCAAAATACGATCTATCAATATGGGGAGATCCTGCAGGTAGCTCCAGGGATCAGATCTATGAAGTTACAGCCTTTGAACATTTAAAATCTTTAGGGATCCTTGCAAAGCCTACAGCAACAAATGATTTCAAAACTAGACGTGAAGCTGTTGCAGCTCCTATGACAAGATTAATTCAAGGCAAGCCAGGATTTTTAATTGATAGTAGATGCAGCAAGATTAGAAAATCTTTATCTGGTGGTTATCACTACAAGCGAGTACAAATTTCTGGACAAGAAAGATTTAAAGATCAACCAAATAAAAACCAACACTCACACGTTGGAGATGCCCTGGGGTATGCTTTGTTAGGTGGTGGAGAATTTAGAAGATTAACAAGACCAAACCAAACTGGATTTATTAGATCTGCTTTAGCTAAATTAGATTTTGATTTATGGTAGAATTACATATTAACGAACTCCAAAAACTTATGAGCCTGGATGGTGTGAATAAAAAAATTATTCCTTTTCATTCTAAACATTTATGGTTAATCAATATGAGAGAACACGAAAAAAAATATTTTAAATATATTCCGAACTATGAAAGCTACCTTGCTAAAAATACAATTCATAATGCTTCTTACACTGGTTTGTATTTTGGCTCGCCAGTTGTATCTTTTGGTCTATTAAACATATTCCCTGGAGTGGCTGAAGCCTGGCTAATACCTAGCAAAGAATTGAATTTATTAAAGGTTGCCTTGCCTTTTCATAAGGCTACCAAGGCTTTTTTTACAAATGCTTTTAGATTATTCAATCTCAGAAGGATACAATGCACAGTAGATATTTCTAATAAAGATGCTTTAAAGTGGATAGAAACTATGTTATTTACCAGAGAAGGCATAATGAAAAAATTTGGGCCAGAAGGAACAGATTACGTTATGTATAGTAGAATAAAACAATAGGAGAAAATTATGGGCGGAATAATATCTAAACCTTCTGTACCTGCTCCCCCACCTCAAGTGGAAGCAGATGTATCAGCAAGAGAAAAGCAAGTTGCTGCACAAGAAGCAAGAGGCAGACAAGAGCTTTCAAGACGAGTAAGAGCTAGAGTTGGCGGAGGAAGAAGACAATTAATTTCTCAAGCTAGACAAGATGCAGAAGCAGGAGTACCTTTTGGAAGTAGCGGAACTTTAGGATATACAAGAAATGTCTAATTCTGAAAAAGAGAAAATAGAAAAAGCAAAAAAAAAACTAAAAAGAAATCCTGACAAGAAAAAAACTTTAAAGGAGAAAAGAGATGCCAAAAGTAACAAGTAAAGATGGTAAGATAAGACACTTTCCATACAGCAAAAAAGGTGTTGCTCAAGCTAAGATGTATGCAAAAGCCTCTAGCGGTAAAATGGAAATGGATATGCAATCTGCTATGAAAAGAAAAATAGGAAAGAAAAAATGAAAAAAGAAGGACTATACGCAAATATTAATCGTAGAAAAAAACTTGGAATTTCTAGGCCAAAATCTAAATCAACAATCTCAAAAGATAGTTGGCAAAGAATGAAAGAAGGATTTAAAAAAAAGAAATGATAGTTTTTGGACACACACCTAGAGAGTGGAAAAGAAGATTTTTAAATAACAAGTGGTTATTTATTAGTTATGTTATAGTATTTATTTTAGGAGCTTTAATTTTTTAATGGTTGCTAAGAAATATCAAAATCCTTCTGGTGGATTAAACGAGAAGGGGCGACAATATTTCAAAAACAAAGAAGGAAGCAATTTAAAAGCTCCTGTTAAAAGTGGAGTTAATCCTCGTAGGGTTAGTTTTGCTGCTCGTTTTTCTGGAATGAAAGGTTCTATGAAAGATGAAAAAGGAAGGCCTACTAGAAAAGCCCTGGCATTAAAAGCCTGGGGATTTGGATCAGAGGCAGCAGCAAGAAACTTTGCGAATAGAAACAAGAAAAGCTAATGATGGAAGCAAAGAAAATTTTAGAACGAATTAGAAAAGCAGAAGCTAGAAAAGATCTCTGGAGAGATATTTATCAAGAGTGTTATGAATATGCTTTACCTCAAAGAAATCTTTATGATGGATATTATGATGGCAATTCTCCTGGTCAAAGGAAGATGTCAAAAGTTTTTGATAGTACCGCAATTCACGCAGCTCAAAGATTTGCAAATAGAATTCAATCAGCATTATTTCCACCATACAGAAAATGGGTAAGACTACAGCCAGGTAACGAAATACCAGAAGAAAGAAAATCAGAGATCCAGGTTGAGTTAGACAAGATGAATGACAAAATGTTTTCTGTATTAAGACAAACTAATTTTGATTTAGCGATTGGAGAATTTCTTTTAGATTTATGCGTGGGTACAGCTTGTATGTTGGTATTACCTGGAGATGAGGTAGAGCCAATATATTATATTCCTGTGCCTCAATATTTAATTTCTTTTGAAGAAGGAGCAAATGGAACGATAGAAAATGTTTATAGAAAAATTAGATTAAGAAATGATGTAATACAAAAACAATATCCAGATGCTAAGATCCCTACTGAATTTCAAAAAATAATTGATGAAAGGCCAGAAGAACATACAGATCTTTATGAAAGCACAATGTACAATCAAGAAGATGGATATTATCATTATTGTGTAATTTGGAAAAAGGGGCCAGAAAAAATCGTTCATAGAACTTATGAAACTATGCCTTGGATTATCAGTAGATATATGAAAGTCGCAGGGGAAATTTATGGTAGAGGCCCATTGATTACAGCTCTGCCAGACATTAAAACTTTAAACAAAACTGTTGAGCTGTTATTAAAAAATGCGAGCTTAAATATTGCAGGTGTTTATACAGCTTCAGATGATGGAGTTTTAAACCCACAAACAGTTAGAATAGCACCAGGAGCAATTATTCCTGTTGCAAGAAATGATGGCCCTACAGGCCCAAGTCTAAAACCTTTACAGCGATCTGGAGATGTAAATTTATCTCAATTAGTCATAAACGACTTACGTATGAACGTTAAGAAGATTATGTTAGATGAGAGCTTACCACCAGATAATATGAGTGCAAGATCAGCTACCGAAATTGTAGAAAGAATGAAAGAGCTTTCTCAAAATCTTGGATCTGCTTTTGGTAGATTGATTTCAGAGGCGGTACTCCCTTTGGTTAGAAGAACGTTAGCTGTAATGAATGATAAAGAGATCATTCAACTACCTTTGAAGGTTAATGGACTTGAAGTTAAAATGCAGCCGACTTCTCCTTTGGCCCTTGCACAATCAAACGAAGAAGTACAAACAGCTATGGGTTGGTTACAAATTATTCAACAACTTGGGCCTATGGGTGCTATGGCTGTTAGAATAGACAGGGTTGCAGATTTTGTTGCAGACAAGTTAGGCATACCTTCAGAATTAAGAACTTCTACTGAAGAAAGACAACAGATGATAGAGCAAGCTCAACAACAAGCAGCACAAATGCAACAACAAGCAGCTCCACAAACTCAAGAAGAAGAAATTAATACACAAGCACAATTAGGATAATATGGATACTTATGATGATATAGGTTGGGAAGGTTTAGACTTCATTCAAACAATGGAGGCTACAGATGACCAAAAGAAAAAAGACACTTTGTTTGCAAAAGTGTTTAGTACACCAGAAGGTAAAATTGTTTTAGAAGAATTAAAAGCAAGAACAATAGATGCTCCTTCCTGGTATCCAGGTGCGAATGAGCATTTTGGTTACGTTAGAGAAGGACAGAATACAGTAATAAGAGAAATCCTTTTAAGGATAGGTCGTGCTAAACAAAACTAAATAGGAGGAAAAAATGGCTGAAGAAGCACAAGCACAAGAACAAACAAATCAAACAGTAGAAGAAACAAAACCTAGCAGTTTGATACAAGAAGCAAGACAATCTGCTCCAAAAGAAGAAGTGGCTCCAGAAGATCAGGATCCAATTTCTCATTTAGCTTCTGATAAACCAGAAGAAGATAAACTTGGAGAAGAACAAAAAGAAGAAACAGAAGAATACGAAAAACCAGAGTATTTTCCAGAAAAATTCTGGGATGAAAAAGAAGGCCCAGATCTTGAAGCTCTAGTAAAATCTTACAACGAACTTCAAAAAAAATTTAGCCAAGGTGGTCATAAAGCTCCTAAAGAATACAATGTAGAATTTTTACAAAATGAAAACATTGATATTAAAAATGATCCATTGGTAAAACAATATACTGATTGGGCAAAAAAATGGGGAGTTACCCAGGATGCCTATGAAGATCTTGCTAAAAACTTTATGGAAACAAATGCAGATTTTGTACAAAGATCTCAAGCTGATATAGCCGAGCAAAGAAAATTACTTGGCAATAAAGCTGAGGAAAGAATAGGCTCTGTTATGAAATTTGGAGATACTTTAAAAAGCAGAGGAGTATTATCAGATCAAGAATTAGCTGAATTTGATAATATGGCAGGTACAGCTTTAGGGATTAAAGTTATTGAAAAACTTAGATCTTATTATGGAGAACAGCCTATAGCTCCTGTAAATGTAACAGATGATTTAGGTTATTCTAAGGATGAAATCAAAGCTATGGTTGGAGATCCTAGATATGTTACAGATACTGCTTTTCGTTTAAAAGTAGAGAAATTGTTTGAAAAAGCCTTTCCAGGCGAATATAAACCTTAATAGCTTAGTTTTCATTTTTAGCCTCGTGAAACTCTGGGGTTGCACAAAACACTTGATGCAACCCTAGAAGTTTAATATAAGCAAATCAGAAGATAACCGAAATTTTTTTTGGCCTTCAGTTTTAAATAGCTGTAGCCTTTTTCAAAGACAACTACGCAAAAGTGTAAATAACAACAATTATGTTAATAGGAGAAAACATATGGCAATAAATATAAGTAATGCGTTTGTTACTTTGTTTGATGCAGAAGTTAAACAGGCATATCAAGGAGCTGCGGCTCTAAGAAATTCTGTTAGACTTCGTTCTGGCCAAGGCTCCAACACTGTTAAATTTCCAAAAATTGGAAAAGGTGTAGCAACAGCTAGAATTCCTCAAACAGATGTAACTCCGCTTAATGTAACATATTCGCAAGTAACTGCGACTATGTCGGACTATAATGCTGCTGAATACAGCGATATATTCCACCAAGCAAAAGTTAACTTTGATGAAAGACGAGAGCTTGTTGAGGTAGTTTCAAAAGCTATCGCAAGAAGACAAGATCAATTAATTATTGATGCTCTTGATGCTTCATCAACTTCATTAACTGTTGCAAAAGATGTGGTAACATCTGGATCTGCTGCTGATTCTAACTTGAACGTTGGAAAAATTATCTCAGCTAAAAAACTGTTAGATAAAAATAACGTTCCAAGTGAGGACAGATATATGGTAATTCACGCAAATAACGTTGCAGGATTACTAGGGGATGAAAGAGCTATCTCTAACGACTTTGCAGTGAAGGCTTTGTTAAATGGTCAAATCACTGCTATGCTAGGATTTAATATCATAGTATTAGGAGATAGATCTGAAGGTGGATTACCATTATCAACTAACGACAGAACTGTGTATGCTTTCCATAAACAAGCCCTAGGTATGGCTGAAGGTATGGGGATCAAAACAGAGATCAACTATGTTCCTGAGAAAACTTCTTTCTTAGTTAATAGTATGTTCTCAGCAGGTGCTGTAGCGATAGATGATGAAGGTATCGTAAAAGTAACTTGTGATGAAAGCTAATAGAGGAGAATAATATGGCTTATACAAAAGCAAACCTAAACGCAATAGGTGGACAAAGTAAAGCAGCTCAAGCTCCTCAAATGTGGAGCTATACTGCACCAGGTACAGATACTTTGGCTGACATTAATACTTCTGGCTACTTCAATGGAGCAGCAGATGTATTAAAAGTAGGCGATCTTATCCATATCTGGGATGCTTCTGTTCCTACTTCTTCATTGGTAACTGTATTGTCAAATACAGGATCAGTGGTTGACGTATCGGATGGAACTGCATTATCAGTAGCTGACGCTGACTAATAACTAACATATGAGTTAGGGGGATTAATTTCCCCCTACTCATTTTTTTTAAATAAGGTAAAAGATAGTATGGCAGCAGGAGATACAAAAGTTTCTATAGCAAATAACGCATTAACATTATTGGGTGCAAATACTATCACTTCATTTACAGATGGATCTAAAGCCTCTGGCATAGCAAACAATATGTATGACTTTGTTAAAAAGCATACTCTTTCTATGTATCCTTGGAAATTTGCTTTAAAGAAAGTACAGCTTGCAAAAGATACAGCTACACCAGTGAATGAATGGGATTATCAATACACACTTCCAACAGATGCTGTTTCTAGTTTGCCTGTTGCAGTATTTTTTTCTGAAAACTCAAATGCTCCAAAACAATTAGACTTTGAAATTTATGGAAATAAATTAGTTACAAATTCATTAACAGTTTATATTGATTATGTTTATGATGTATTAGAGGCTAATATGCCAACATATTTCGTAACATTATTAGTTTATCAATTAGCTTGGCATCTTGCAGAACCTATCACAGATCAAACAACAAAAGCTGATTATTGGAAAACTCACGCATTAGGTACTGTAGCTGACCAAGGTAGAGGCGGATATTTTAGAAACGCAACCCAAATAGATGCTCAAGGACAGCCGCCAAATGTCATTGAGGATTATGTTTTAACAAATATAAGATAATGGCTGATAATGAGAATATTGTACGAATACAAACAAACTTCACAGCAGGGGAGTTTGATCCTTTATTAAGGGCCAGAATAGATTTAGATCAATACAGAGCTGCTGCTAAAGAACTTACAAATGTAATTTGCTTACCTCAAGGAGCTGTTCAAAGAAGGCCAGGCTTACAATACATAGACACAATACCTGCTGCAGCAAATCCACAAAATGGAGTACGATTACAATCTTTTGAATTTTCTACTGAGCAACAGTATGTATTTTTATTTGTTTCAAATAGATTATACATTTACAAACTTGGTGTACTTGTAACTAATATTAATGGATCAGGTAATGATTATTTAGATCTTTCTGCAACTGGGATAAGCTCAAGTAATTTATCAGAATTATATTTTTCTCAATCAGCAGATACTATGATTATTTGCCAAGAAGATATGAACCCAGTTACAATTACTAGAGGAGCTTCTCATAGCTCCTGGACAGTATCTAATTTAACTTTGGAGTATATTCCAAAATATGCTTTTACAATTAGTACAACTCCTGGAACTTCTTTTGCATCTCACACAGATTTAACTCCTAGTGGAATTGAAAATACAATTACATTAACCAACAAACCAACAAATGGTATTTTTTCAGATCCAGAAAGTACGTATGTAGATCAATACATAAATATTCAACCTTTTGGCAGAGTAAGAATTGTAAAAAAAGTTTCAAATGATGAGCTGCAAGGATTTGTAGAAATACCTTTAGCATCTGAAGATGATATATCAATCAATGATTGGGAATTTGAAAGTGGTTATGAAAATGTTTGGAGTGCTTCAAAAGGATGGCCAAGATCTTGTACTTTTCACGAAGGTAGATTATTTTTTGGAGGATCTAAATCTAGGCCTGCAACAGTATGGGGATCTGTAGTAGCAGATTTTTTTAATTTTAATCCTGGCCAACAATTACCAGATGAAGCTGTTGAAGCTACCCTGGATACAGATGAGGTTAATGCAATTAACTCTATTGTATCAAATAGAGATTTATTAGTATTTACTTCTGGTGGAGAATTTTTCGTTCCTCAAGGAAGTTTGGATCCTATTGAGCCAACAAATATAATTTTTAAAGTTACAACAAGAACTGGATCTAAACCAGTAAAACCAATATCAACTGAAAACGCAACTTATTTTATTCAAAGACAAGGTAATCAATTAATTGAATATATATTCCAAGATACAGATGTTAACTATAGATCTCAAAACTTTTCATTATTATCATCTCATTTATTAGATGATCCAATAGAAATAAACCACGTTAACCCCACAAGTACAAGTAGGCCGCATACTATAGTTTTAGTTAATACAGATGGAACTATGGCTGTGTATCCATTTATTAGATACCAACAAGTAGTATCTCCTTCTTTATGGACAACAGATGGATTGTTTAAAACTGTATGCTCAGATTTTGATGAAATGTACACAGTAGTTAATAGAACTATTGATGGATCAAGTGTTTATTATTTAGAAAAATTTGATTACGATTATACGACAGATGCAGGGATACAATTCTATGATGCAACGTTACCTGTATCTACAACAGTAAGTGGATTAACTTGGTTAGAAGGAGAAACTGTAGATGTGGTTAGAGATGATCTGGCCCTAGACAGAAAAACAGTAAGCTCTGGATCAATTACAATAGATACAATTCCTTCAACTTATGTAGAAGTAGGGATCCCTTATACTCCAGTAATTGAAACTTTACCTGTAGAAACCAGATTACCAAATGGAAACGTACAAGGATTTTTAAAAAGAATTACTGAAGTAAATCTGATATTAAACAATACACAAAGCATCAAAGTAGATACTGAAGAAGTGGCATTTAGAAACTTAGAGGCTTTGACTTTAGGATCAGGAATTGAGTTTTTTACTGGTATTAAAACTGTGCAACCTTTAAGTGGATTTACTGAAGATAGCACAATAAGGATAACACAAACAAAACCTTTATTCTTTACCTTATTGGGATTAGAATACAAGGTAAGCATATAGGAGGATAAATGGTACAATACGTAGCAGCAGCAGCAGCAGTAACTTCAGCAGTAATGCAATACAGAGCAGCTCAAGCAACAGAAGCTCAATACAAAGCTAAAGCAAATATGGAAATCCTTAAAGGAAGGATAGCTGCTGTCCAGGCTAAAGAAGATGGAGTTAAAGTTTTAGAAAGTACCATTGAACAGATGGCTTACAATAATGCCTTTGGTGCTAAAGGTAATGTTGATATTTTTGGTGGAAGTAGATTAGGTGTTGGAACTAAAATGGCATCTAAAGGAATTGAAGAATATAATATTGCTCAAGTTAATGCTCGTATTTCAAAAAATATGGGAGAGTATCAAGCAGCTATTGATAGATCTGCAGGTAAAACAGCTAAAAAACTTGGCTATGCAAATGCTGCAGCAACACTTGGTCAAGGTGTTTATAGTTATGCAAAACTAGGTGGAACAAATCCATTTACTGGGCGACCCTTAATGACAACTTAATATGGCAACAAGAAAAATAGAATATAAACCTTTAGGTGTTAGATTAAGATCCTTGCCTCAGATTGAGCAAACGCAGCTCGCTGAACAAAGACGAGGATTGTTAACCTTATCTCAAAAACTAGATCAGATTTCTGCTCAAGGTTTTAGAGAGTTTGGAGAAAAACAAGTTATTAAAGGAGCTGAAGAAGGAGAAAAATTTAAGGCTTATAAAGTAGAAACAGATGAGCTTGGAAATACAAATGTTAGTTTTGCTGATATGCCATCACAAGCTACAGATCCTTATAGCCAGGCTTATTATAAATCTGCACAAACTGCAGCAAAATTACAAATCAAAGGTTTATTTGAAACTAAATTATTTGATGCTTACACAGCAAATAGAGCTGATATTTCTGGTTTTAACAAAGCATCTCAGGATATTAAAGATGGATTATTAGAAGCATTAAGAGAAAAAAATCCTCAATTATACAATTACTTTGCTTATGATTTTGAACAATCAACAATTCCTTATGCAAAATCTGTTTATACAAATTGGTCTAGTGGCAAGAACGATATAGAAACCACTACTTTCCAGGGATATATGAACTCTGGTTATGCAGGAAACATTATTAAGGGAGCTGCAAAAGGAGATGAGGGTTTAGCTAAGGCAGGTCAATTTGTTAATAATATGGTTGGAGATTATCTAAATCTTGGGCCTAAAGAAGAATTTACTGCAGGAAATATTTTTATACCTGCTGACAATACAAGATTAGGAATTAAAAAAACAGATGCGATTGGTAAAGATATTATTTATGCAAGAAAGAATTTTCAAAAAATTTATTTAGAAGAAACATTTAAACAATATAAAGGTAATGCTCCTGCTTTAATCAAAGCGATTGATAACGTAAGAAATGGAACTTTTAAAACTAAAGATTTTTTTGCTCCAGTTAAATCTGAAGAAGGAACTATTATTGGTGTTAAAGATTCTAACATAGCAGATATTTTAAATACAGAAGATAGAGAAACTTTAGCAAATGATTTATTTACAATCTTTAATAATGAAACAGATAGAGTTAATAAAAT